GTTTAAAACCATGTCCAATACATTGTTTGCCGTTCAGTGCGGGTCACCCGTATCAACCGGTTCAAAACTGAAGCCTTCGACCTCAAGTCCTGCTTTAACACCTACCGATGTTAAAGTTGAAAACAACAAGGTAGCACAAGTTGATGCTTGTGAAATTGCTATTGCCACTGCCATTAAGAGTAATCCTGTAGGGGAGCTCTGTAATGAGAAATATGATTTGAATTCTGAGTTAGTATATTTACTACTTCATAATTTTAATCCATTATTTCAGACATTTTTGTTTTCATGTATTACCACCTGTTTTCTAATTTATTTGATTTATAATAGTTTGTATTACCACTTTTGGTTTTACAAATTTTTATTTAACCAGATTATTAGTGTTTTAGTTGGTTTTGTTGCTATGAAAGGTGTTTTATATATTATTAATAATCATTTGAGACACTTGACTTTTGATGATTATATACTAATTTCATCCATATGTTTATTATATTGTGCATTTTCTGCATGGACTAACTCTGAAAAAGAGGGTTCATATATTTATTTAACTTTTAGTATTGTTACACTTGGTTTTATTTGTTATATGATATGTAAAGATTTATACTTTCGTTATATTTTTCTTCGACGTTTACCCGTTGATTATAGAATAGTTCGAATGGAAATGTTTAATAAACCAGGACTTATGCGTCAATATGGTTTGAATCCTATAGACGAAGATAATATTATTTTAGATAAATATTATAATGAGGAAGAAGAATTATTTCATAAAAATCTTATGGAAAACCAACGATTAGCTCGTGAGCAACAAGAAATGTTAGCTCGTGAAAATGAACAATATCAAGAAAAGATTGTTCGTGGTCAACGAACTAATCTACCATATAGAAATTATAATAATTCTCCTAATGATGGTATTGAAGAAGCTTTATTTGAAGATTTAGAAATTAAAAGAGTTGAACATCAAGTTCAAACATTTTGGAGTATTTTTACATCCATTTATAACTTCATTAAGTTTTTATTTTATCCATTTATATGGATTCATCGAAATTTTTGGGATGCTTGGAATACATATCTAGCTGCAAAACAAGTTGTTGAGCAAACTCGTGATATGTTTAAAGAGTATAAAGAATCAAAAGTAGCAAAAGTTGTTGCTAGTTCTATAACCCAGTATAATGAGTTTAAATATATTTTGAATAATCCTAATTCTGAAATTGCGGTTCGAAAGAAACTTGCTTTTATTGAAATTAAATCTATTTGTCATATGTTATATTACGCTAGTATTGGTCAAAAGATGGCTGCTCTTGGATGGGCATCCAATTTTGGCATAACTAGACCCGAAGATCTTATGAAAATCATAATGTCTTTTTGGGGTAAAGCTAGTGTTAATTATACAAATAATAACCAATATATCGATTACACTTATAATGGGATTAAATATTCATTACCACCAGAAATGTGGGAGAAATATAGACTTCATTATGAAGAAACTAAAGAAAAATGGGAACCAGAAGCTAAATATAAAGTAGTTATTACTGAAAATTTAGACATGGTTTCTATGATCTCAACATTATTTGGTTTATTTAAAATTGACAATATGACAGCTACTGATATTCGTAGTGCCAATCAATCATTCACATATATTCACAATATTCGCAAGAATGCCGATGAAGGAATGAAGTTTGTTACTGCACTTGTATCAGTTATATGTCGTTATTTTAATTTCGATCCTTTTGATGGGGTATGGCAAACATTTGTTGTTTCTGTTTTAAAATCAGTGAATCATATGGATGCCATTATAGCTTATTCAATTGCTGATCGTGCTAAAATGGATGTTATTGATGAAATTATAGAGTTTTATGGTGAAGTAACTGAGTTACGGAAAAATCCAGCTATGGATACCATAGGAAAATCATTATCGAAGATATTCTTTGACAGATATAAGCAGGTTGAAATATTATATATTGCAGCTAAAAGCAATAAATTTGGTTCTCATGAGAGAAAGACTCCTACATTTGCATTATTTGCTGGAAAGGGTGGATCGGGTAAATCTGGTTCTCTACAGTTAATAGCAAAGTGTATGATACGCGAGCGTTTCAACGAACATATGAAAGCTGTGGCAGCTAATGAAGTCCAATATGACTCTTGCATTCAACCAACGTTTACTGCGGATGTTGCATATTATGTTAATTTCGACGATCAATATTGGAGTGGTTATCATAATCAGCGTTTTGTGTTTTTAGATGATATCTTTGAATGTGAAGCAACTGAGGATAAGAAGATACAAGCAAAGCAAATAATTCATTTGGTTAACACTATTGCGTTACCATTGAATATGGCATCACTAGAAGAAAAAGGTAATACCTATTTTGATAGTGAATATATGTTTGCAACTACTAATCTTGATGTTGGTGAAAACTTTGAACAATGTCAGATGCAGCTTGGTTTAAATTCTCAACAATCTGTCACACGTAGAATGCATATTGTGTTTAAGCGTGACGATAAAGGTGAAGCTAATGCTGTTGACAATACTTTTAAAGTTATGGCATGTGAGCTATTTCCTCGATTTGTTGGTCAAATGGTTACAACTATGCAAGCCTATGATCTAATTACAATGGTTAGAAAAAGACAACTTGAGTTAGCTGAGAATTATGTTTATCCACCAGAACTTCTTGATGATTATCTTAATAATCATATCAAACTGGAAACTAAGAAATATGTTCCTAGACCAGATCCTCCGAATGATGAGCAAGGTTCTTATATTGTTACCGAGTGCATTCGAATGAAGGTTTATGAGTGGTGGGATAGTCCAAATCGAGACTATTATATTACATTAACTGCTATTTTATTAACAGTTCCTATTATGTTTGCTATTTATATGTTTATGTTTCCTGAAAAATCTGAAATTGAAAAACAGATGGAAGCCATGAATACTATAAAAATGCAAGCCAAAGGTGTTGATTATGATAAGAGAAAGAAATCAGGAAAAGTTGTTCCGAATGTTCCTACAACCTTAGATACATGGCGTGATGTTAATCTTAATAAAAATGAAGAAAACAATAATAATGCTTTATCTGATTATCGAGATGTTGCATTGCAGAGTTCTGTTGGTTATTATGATCAATTGAGAAATCACGTTGCTAAAAGCATGGTGTATATTGTTGGTGGAGCCATGATAAATGAGAAATTTGTTTATGAGGCTGCTGCTGTTGGTTTTCATTTACACAAACGCAAATTTTGTGTACCTGATCACTTTTTCAGTAACTTTGCCACATATAAGGATGTGAGGTTTGTTATGCGTTGGAAGGATAAAAGTGAACAAGATCAAATTGTGAGCTTTCAAGGACCTATTAAGGGTATAAGGAGAGGAGATTCTGACCTTGTGGTTTTTGACCTGCCTGATAATATAAAGTGTAATAATCCACCCAATTCTTATGGGTATTTATCTCAACAACCTCACCTTCAGATTCCAGTTGGTACAACTATGCAACTTATTACTATAGATGCTAAAGGTGTAACCCAAATCAGGGATCTTACAAAAGTCTCTTATTTGGATAGTTTACACTATGGTTATGATTCACTGTATTTTATAGAGTGTCCTATTGTTTCATTAGGTCACTCTATAAGTGGAGATTCAGGTGCCATTATCGCTATAAAAGGTGAAAATGATCGCCCTATATTGGTTGGTATGCATGTATGCAGTATGAACCTTGACAATAAACATGTTTGTGTTTGTATTCCTTTGTCCACTAAATATTTTAGTGTTGATGATTATAAGGAGGTTACTATGCAATGTAACGACTTTCCTTTGGAAATTTTGAGACAAGTTAATATGAATATGTCCAATTTTTATCCAACCAATCACAAATATAGACCAACTGCACTTCATGGCATTTTTGGACCAGAAACGTTTAAACCCGCTAGGTTAAGACCCTTTGATTTTAATGGTGAACACATTGATCCATTTAGAATTGCTGCTAAGAAATTGCATCAAGATGTATTACCTTGCAACTTGAATGAGAAGGATAGTATTGATTTATTAATGTACTACTTTCCTCGTAGGGAATCAAAAGTCTATACATCAACACAAGCTATATGTGGCATTGAGGGTGAATTAACACCATTGAATGCAGGAACATCTATGGGATATCCTTGGACAAAGGAGTTTACTAATGGTAAAAGACAGGTTATGATTATGGGAACAGATGGTAGATATACTGTTGATCCAAATTTTCTAGCCGTTATAGACCGTTATGATGATAAGCTCAAGGAAGGTCTACCAATAGAAGCAATTTTTGCAGATGCTTTGAAACCTGAATTGAGACCAATTGATAAGGTTGATCAAGGTAAAACACGATTATTTAGTGTTGGACCTGTTCATCATACTGTTCTCATGCGTATGTATTTTCAAGATTTCTTTGAATACATGAAAACTTCCTGTATTAATGGACCATCTGCAGTTGGAATTAATCCAACATCACTGGCATGGACACAATTATATGAGAGATTAAATAGAAAGAAGGGATCTGTTATATCAGGTGATTTTTCTAATTTTGATGGCTCATTATCAGCAGCAGGACTTAAAATCGTTGTTGCTTTTATAAATCATTGGTATAATGATGGACCTACAAATGCTCGTGTTAGATGCTTACTGTTCGAAAATATTTACCATGCAGTAAGAATATGTGGTGTTACCGTGTATCAGCTCAAAGGTGGAGTTCCATCTGGTGTTGGAGGAACAACATATATCAATTGTTTATATTTGATCCTTGCTATGCATAGTGTTTTATCAAAACGTTATAAATTAAATGTAACAGATTACGAAATGACATGCTATGGTGATGATAGTGTAATTACAACAGACATAGAAGGTATTAGATGTAGTGATTTAGCTGCTGATTTCAAAACTATGTTTGGTATGACTTATACTCATTGGAGTAAGGAAGAGCATAATGAACATGATACTCTTCTTGATATTCGTTATTTAGGACGAAAATTCCAGAGAGAAAGAGGGCTCATGAAAGCGCCATTGGAAGAACGAGTAGTGTTGGAAATACCATACTATAGTGAAATTGGTGAAGCAGCTTATATGGCTTTCCTGGATTCATTTTTTCAAGAGTGTTTCCAACATGGACCTGATTTTTATGTTAAATATACTACTATATTATTGAACGAATTACACAGGGTTCGACCACATTTATACTTGTTAGCATGTAATAAACGGTTGCCTTATGGTGAGTTTGAAAGTATGTGCTATTATGGTCGACCAGAAGTTCCTTCTGATTGGCGTAATGTACAAGTAGAGTCTAAGACATTTGCTAAAGGTACCCCGAATTCAAATTTGATGGAACGAGCTTTACACGATTTGAAACCAGACCAGAGTTTAGAATTAGGTAATTCATCTGCCATTGGAGAAGTTGATAAGTCATCTACTGCTCCAGTTATTTACCAGGATCCATATAAGGGATTTCAATTTACTGATCAAGAACTTCAACATTTATTAAGTCGTGATATTAAGGTAGGTACTGGTACTTGGTCTACTGCATTGGGAAATGGAGCAATTCAACAAACTCTTAATTTCCCTGATGTGTTATTTGCAGATACTTTTATCGCTAAAATCATTGGTAATTTTAAATGGTTTCAAGCTGGTTTTCGAATTACTATTAGTTTAGCTGCTAATCCATTCTTTTATGGTATTATGCAGGTTCTATCTATTAGTAATCCTTTAGCTTTACCAGGTGGTGTCGCTTCATTTATTGCAGATACTACCATTGGATCTGGTTTTCCTGGTATGCTATTGGCTGCACAGGAGGGGGGAACTATAATCTTAGATATTCCTTTCATCAATAAGTATAGAGCACTGAATATTCAATCTTATACTGCTGGTGAAATGGGGGCTATTGTTATGCAGGTTCTTAATCAATTGCGTGACACAACTGGTACTTATACATCAGTAACTACCACTATTACAGCCCAATTTTTAAATCCTCATATTTATGGAAATTTGGCGTTGACAAGTAATGAAGATGTAGAATTTCCAGATTATCAGGAAGTTAAATTGGAGAGTAATGAAGCTAATAAAAAGGCTGAAGCTGGATCCATATCTAGTCAGCTTGATAGTTTTCTTGCTTTAACAGCGAAAGTTGATGAAGTACCACTTATTGCACCATATGCTAATATCTTTAATGATACTGGTAGAGCCTTATCAAAAGGACTTAAAATGGCTGGTTTAAATAAGCCCAACTCCTTACAAGTTGGACAAATTACAACACTTGACCCATTTGTTGTATTTAATGATGGTCATGGTATTGAGACAGCTCGTAAGATGGGTGTTGATGCTGAAAATGCAGTTACTACATTACATGAGTTTGCTGGTGAAGTGCAAGATGATATGGATGTTAAAGTTATTATGGGCACACCTATGATGATATATACAGCGTCTATAGCATCAACAGCAGTTAACACTTCCATAGTCTTAGATACTGTTGAGAGTTATTCAAATAACTATTATGATAACTTTCGTAAGTGTTTTAATTATTTTACAGGTAGTACTAAATACTTGTTGGTTATTAATGCGTCAATGTATCATAATATTGAAGCTGTTTTATGGTTTAATCCATCTACTTCAACAGTGACTCGTTGGCAGGATGCATGTCATAAAAAGTTTCAGATTAGTGGTTTGACTAAGATTAATTGTATGGTACCATTTTGTTCAGCAAGTATGGGACTTAAAAGGGGTCTTACAAATTCGCGATTAATTGTTACAATTTTATCGTGGTCTAATGCCAATACGGTTTTACCAATTGAAATTAATGTGTGGAAAGCTGGAGGATCTGATGTGGAAGTCAGTGAACCTTTAGATATGGCGTATGTTGAATCTAATGAGAATGTCAGTTTTGAATTATCATTGGATGATTATCGTGAAGTTCAAATGGAAATTAACCCTCGTGCAGAATTCTTACAGGAGTTTGATACATTTGAAAATGGCAATACTGGCGTTCACTTTGGGCCAATATGTCATGGTGAAAAAATTACTCACCTATCACAACTCATCCATCGTTCTATGCCTTATTATCAACATAGTGAAACTAATGATCGTTACATATATAATGTGGTTGGACATAATAATGGTACTACAACAACAGATATTGGGTTAGAATTCTTTGGTAAAGTTTTCTATATGTATCATAGAGGAGGTATTACTATAAAGATGGTTGGTAAAAATAATAACACTGCCAATACAGTATCTATGTTTGCAACAACACCAGGTGATGACTATGTTATATCGGGATTAGCTGTTACATCTGCAAATAATCCTATACTTCAAGCTACTATACCATATTGGGATAGTCAGATGTATAGGAATAACAGAACAGCTCAAGATGGTACAAATAGTAATGATGGCATATATATGGAAATCACAGTTACTAATCCACTTATGTTTGGTTTTAAATCAGGTGCAGATGATTTCACATTCCATGGGTTGATGCCATGTCGAGATGCTGGAGCTATTGTTGTTCTTACAAAGGCTGATACATATTATGGTTATGCTGGTTATCGCATTTATCTTACACCTGCTGCTGTTATGTTAAACAATACGCAGAAATATGTTAAAAAGTCATTGCAAGACAATATGTTGTATGGTGATGATTCAGTTTGTGCTTTACGACCAGAGGATGGTGATGATGAAAAATCTGATGATGACTTCGAGTTTGATCCAGAAACATACACAATGGAACAAGATTATAAAATGATTGAGGACCTATGTGCTAAGATTGATCGTATTAAGGCAAATCCTAAACACCCCAAGCATAGAGAATTTATGCAAATCCAACGTCAACATGAGAGACGTTATAAACCTCATATGGAGGCATACACCAAGTTATATGGTGAATACCCTCCCACACCCCCAGCAAGTATTATTCCTCCTGAGGGCTTAGATATCGTTAGTAATAACGGTACGAATAATAACACCGAGTCTAACGGGCTGTTTAAAATGTTCACTCGTTAGATCCAGAAGGAAAAAGGTTTAGCC